GTCCGGAAGGGGGTACCGGAGGGGTACTATGCCCCCTTATAATTTTTCCAGATAAAATGTTGCGGAAGATCTCTGTTGTCGACAGCCTTCGTCGGCTCTGCATTAACAGGTTGATAAAGGTTGTCTGACTTCTCCCTGTTGCAACACCTATGTGCTAACTGTAAGTTGCTTATGTCTGACGGATGTCCGCCCTTGCTCACCGGGATGATATGATCAACTGTCGGTGATAACGGATGCGGATATTTATAACTGAAGTCCACAGGCTTACCGCAGATACCGCAGTGGGTCTGTGTCTTGAGTATCGTCTGTCGGGCCTTATCGTATGCCGCCCTGTTTCCTGTTGTCCTATCTGTTCTCATAATCAAAGTAATACCGGACATGAAGGAAAGAACCACCAAGAAAACCTTCATGCCCGGCTTGAAATATTAAGGAGCCCATGCAAAGCAAAAGACAGGCTTTTTACACCTGTCAGTTGCTAAACCTTTGCGGAAGAATAATTATGAATCTATGTACCCACTTCTTCGATTACTATTTTACCATGGGTGAGTGTGGGATTTTGTGGGATTCTGTGGGATTTTTGGTGAAAAGACTATCTATCGAGATATCTAATACTTCACATACGCATACAAGGAGTATCAAGTCGGGGTCATTGTGTCCTCTCTCCCAGTTCCGTATTGTCTTGCGTTCCATGTACAGCGCATCAGCTAATCGCTCTTGAGTATATCCTTTTCTCTTCCGTTCTTCCCTTAATCTCTTCCCGAATGCTGATAGATCGTATCTCATACTTCATCCTCGCTTTTCCACGAAGGACATCAGCTTTATCTTATACCATCTACATTCATCACATGCCCCCAGGTGCTCCAGTTCATAGCATCCGCAGTAGACACATAATTCGTTAATGCAGTCCTGAAGTTCTTTCTCTATGTTCATTCTTCGCTCCTATCTGTATAACCTTAAGTCTATCGTCATTTGTTCGTTCGTATCTTCGTCTTTCTTTATAGGTCCTATCTTTTCGGTCCAGTACTTACAGTCTATCTGTATTTCCTCTAGGTCCTCTGATATCTTGCTCGCCCAGGTGCGTGCTCCGTTACTGCACCGCATATTACCTGTGATATGGTCCTCGAGTACGAAGTAGTGGCATCCGAAACAAGTCACGATCCTGCTCATGGCAGTTTCACTTCTCCGTTATAGGTCTTGTATAACCGGAGTAACTGATTCTTCTGTTTCAGCTCTTCCCGAAGTGTCTTTAACACCATCAGGGAATATCCAAGCACTACCGCAAGGATAATCGATGTAACAACAAATACTATGGTCATTCTTTTATACCTCCTTAATATTGTTCCTTATCAATAGTTTCAGTTGATCATACTTGATACGGTGTAACCTCTTTATGACTGTTTCTCCGTCGAACTGCGGTGCCAATGCGCTGAACCATGCAGAGCGGAAAAAGTGTTCACAGTCCGGAATAAGTCGCTCGTGCAGTTCAAACTTCATCTGTCGGTCTCTTACGGAATAAGGTGCTTTGTTCTTGTCGGGATAGATCACTTTCGATTCCATGTACTCGGTTCTCCTGTCTCTGACGTACTCCCTTGAGTAGACATAGTCCTTTACCGCTTGCAGAACTATCGCATACCGCAGATCTGTATATTCATCGTCGAACTCATACTCGTATGATGTTCTCTCTTTCAGTGCTTCAAACCAATGCTCCATCTCTCTTCCTCGCCATCGCTATCTGTAACTGCTCTAAAGCCTCACGATGTAGTTCTTTCTTCACATACGGCTCGGAGTAGTAAAGCGACTTCGCTACCTGTTCCCAGGTGCGGTTTTTCAGGTATCGTTCATATAGGATAGTTGCGGAACGGGGGTCAAGTGAATTGACTGTCTCGATCACGTCGTTACATATCTCGTCTGCTTCGTCTATCTGTGCCTGATACCTTGCTTTCGCTTCTGCGAGTCGGAAGGCTGCTTCCTCCGTTGGATGTGATACACTGCCGGCTTTAGGCTGACCATCCATCCTGAAACCCCTCCGAGGGTCTTCGAGCTCTTTTATAAGCGCTGTTATGATAGCGGCCTTGCTCTTATAGATGCCGTACAGTTCGAGGTACCGCCTCGGCTCATAATCGTAAATCTTTGGGTCTATCATTTCATCCACCTACAACAGATCTAAATTGATCGCTATTACATCCAGAGTGTGGACAGTCGCACCATCCTTTTCGTAACTGCCCGATGAAAGCCTTCCTGTGATGCCTACCCTTTTGCCTTTATCAACATACTCGTTCACGACTTTGGCGATCCCACCGAAGCACTTGACAGTAATAAAGTCTGTACCATCGGATATCCTGTCGACAGCCACCCTGATAGTGGTAACTGTATCGCTCGTATGTTTACTTGCAACATTACCTATAAGCTGTACACAGTTCATACCAAACCTCCTATTTTCTTTCTGTACTCGTATACCCTCTGCATACCAGGTGATATATCATTCTTCTCATTCTTAATAATATTTTCTTTCTTCTCTTTCTTTATTTCTTGTTTGTTGTCATCTGTCTGACATCTGTCTGCCTTTTGAGTGCCATTCTGTCTGACATCTGGCATGTCGCTCTTATCATGCCTATCTTGATATTTTGCGTAGTTTTCAATGGTTATCAGAGTATATCTGTTTGTCGCTTGGCGTGTCAGTTCGCCTGTCGCTTCCAGTTTCTCTAAAGCAGTCCGCACCTGTCGTTCAGATAGTCCGGTCTCTTCTGCCAGTTTCGGGATGGAAGTTATCCGCTGCCCTCTTTTCACTACCTTGCCTCGCCACTTGTTGTCCTCGTAGTTGGCCATCAGTAAAAGGTGCAGGAACAGGGTCTTTGTCGGTATGTCCGTATACCACTCCCATTCGACCATTTGCCTGTGCAGTTTTATAAAACCATTCATAAGTAGTTCCTTCCGATCAATTCCATGAACTCCGCTCTGGTGTGTTCCTCTTCATACTTCCTCTGGCATTCCTGTTTCAGCTCTAAATCGAAGTCCTTGTCGAAGTGCACACCTTCGTCACTCATGTTATGGTGTCCGGCACAAAGGTATACATAGAACCCTTGCGCCTCTGACACCTTCCTGTTCGCTCCTCCGTAGATATGGTGCTTGTGCAGGTTGAATATCGTTCCGCACTTATAACACCTTTTGCAGTCGTTTATAATACTCCGAGCCACTTAACGACCTCCGCATACTGCCTTGTTGTCATGTCCTCGAACTTGCTGACCTTGTGGAACTTGCATATGTAGGCTTCATCCTTGCCCTTCTGCTTGACATATCCACGCAGTACATCAGCCTTTTCCTTGCTTATCTTGTCATAGCCTTGAGCGTTCACGACCTCTTCAGCACTCGCTATATCATCGGTCGAGCCTATACCGAGGAAACCTAATGCTCTTCCTACTGCCGATGTCTCGCAGTTCTCTATAAAGGAACTCTTATTGATATTCGACGATCCCTCTATTTCTTCTGCGTTCCCTGTCGCCAGTAATTTCTCACCATCGAATATGCAAGCGGTGTATCTGACTACCCTCTGTTCCCTGATGGTGATACCTTCCTCGTTATTCGTTATGATCGGCGACATCTCTCTTTCCTTGGTCTCGATGGTGCCGTTCGGGAATAACTTCCTGAATGCCTGTATCCTCGCTGCGACAGTCGCATAGTCCTTCCCTTTGATGTCTACGACAGGGATCTCGGAGTTGACTTTCTCTATATCTTCATATGTGATCATGCTTGCCTCCTTTGTACCATCGCCACTCTGACGTGCGTAACAGGGTCAAGCTTCTTGTACTCCCTGAACTCGACACCGTCTTTCATGTAGGTGATATATGCCGGCTCTAATCTTCCGTCATTGAGCATGTCGGTGACTCTCGGAGCGACTTCCTGTCTTTCGGGTGTCCTGATGTCGCCCCTCTTGTACATAGCCTCGGCTATCTCCCTTACTGTCATTTTCTCGTCACCAAGGACTTCAAGTATCTGTCTATATCTTGTGTCTTTGGTCTCGTTGGCTTTTTCAAGTCCTTCCGCCCTCGCTGAAGGTAATGGGTTGTATCCCGGAATGTTCATCTTCTTCCCTCCTTCTTCAATACTTCTAACTTCTCTTCCTGTGTGAGTAATTGGAACTCTACGGCCATCGCTATCCTCTCCTTGTATTCCTCGGTCTCACCTTCAGGCGCTTTCCTTACCATCTCGCCTATAACATCCATCAGCTCGAATACGAGTGTGGTCTGTGAGCCTGATACCTCGAGGATGCCTTTATAGTTATCTATCTTTATCATCCTTGCCCTCCTTGAGTCCGCAGTGCAAAGCGATCGCCAGTATGTATACGGCTATTCCGTACATCGGTATGTTTACTAACCAGTCCAACATGATTCTTCCTCCTTACCATCCAAAGTGTTCCGTTATCAGATCTTCTAACTGTTCCTGTGTTATCTTGTAATCGTGCTTGATCTGTGTGAGATCGTACTCGAAGTTCTTGTGACAGAAGTCGCAGAAGTGTCTGAAGTAGTCCGATGTCGCATGTCCGCATATCTCACATGCCTGTACTTCCTCTATGTCCTCGCTACCGCAGAACGGACATGTCTCGATGTGCAGATAAGCCGGCACCTGGGCACCCCAGTACTCACATGGCTCTTCTATCGTCTTTACCTCCGGTTCGCTAAATTCTTCTTTACAGTTCTCGCAAATATACATCGTCAAAACCTCGGAACTATGTTTCCCTGTTTCAGTAACTTATAGAAATACTCGCAGCATTCCTGATCTTCCCTCGCAGTTCCGTACTCGGAGTACTTGCAAGGGTGATACTTCCGTCTCTTGTCGCCATCCATCTGCAAGTGCGGACACTGTGAGCATACATATCTGATGCCCTGCTGATGGAACTCTTCGGCGACAGTGTCCTCTTCAGGAATGATTATTTCCTCATAAGTGACCACCGCTATGAAATATCCATTGTCATACTTGATGATCGGCTCGTTCTTCTGCTTCTTGCTTAAGAGCTCCGCTAACTTCTGTTCAAATACTTCAGGCTCGGACTCTTTCAGCACTTTGCATACTGTTTTCCTCTCGTACCACGACATAATAAAAACCTCCGCTTGATTTATTCTACGGAGGTATGTTATCGTATCTTATGTACTTATATGGGCATGCCTTTTACCTAAATTTCGGGTAAATAGTGGTATGCCCTTCATCATAATTTTCGGAATAAATCCCTCCGCAAGTTAAACATACCATACCTCTAAACCCATTTCAAGTACTTTTTTGAAATTTATTACAGAATGTGTTACACTTCTTTCGGAGGTGTTATTATGTTCGGAAGAAAGAAAAAGAAACCTATCGAGCCTGTCTTTGAACCTGCTGACTACGGCTTCACTGTTCCAGACCCTTTACCTGATAAGTACACTTTCTATTTCAAAGTCGTTGGAACTCAATACGATAACCCTGACGGCTCTCACCGACAAGATGTCTTACTGAATGTCGCAGAAGCTATAAAAAGCCGAGTTGATGAAACTACACTCTATCATCATTTGTCCGATGAACAGATCAAGGACATCGGCAAGACTGTCGACGAGATCGACGGACTTCGATATTACATGTCTATCGTTCCTACCAAGTACAATGGCGAGAACGCATACGAAGTCGCTTGTAAGTTCGGTGTCATTGGCTTCATGCCGAAGTACAGTATCGAAGAATACGAAGCGATCGCACCGCTGTATCGGAAACAGTCGGTAAACGTGAGATTAAAAGGCGGAAAAGCCAAGTATTACGATAAGGGTTTGGATAAAATGTGCTTTGAATGGTCAGATTACGAGGCCGCTGCCGTCGTTACGTTCACAGAGCCCTTATAATCGTTGAAATTTCAACATTCTTGAGGGGCAAGGCTCAAAATTGCGTTTTAAGCGACTTTTTTTGACGTGTCGATAGGATTATACCTTGATTATTACCATGTTTTTACCATGATATGAAATAAGGCTCTGAAAATGGCAAAAGACCCGGTGCGATACCGGGCCTTTGTGGAAGAATATAAAGAGAAGTCAGTAAAGACTGTCTTTTATTTTAATCTGCCGGACCATATGTATCCGACTTTGCTCTTGGCTTTTACCTTGGTCCATCTGCCGACTGTCTTGAGCCGTTCGACCTTGGTATTCTTGTCCAAGTGCAGTATCTTATCATAGGACATACCTGGACCGCTCCTGACGTTGGCGGATGTTCTGGTATAGACATAGTCCTTCTGCGCCAGAAGTTCGTTTACCTTTTTCTGCACCGCGTTATAATCGTAGCCGGCAGCCTTCAGTAACTTCTTGCGCTCGTCACCATTGGACCATTTACCATCTATGACTTCCTTCGCTATCTCGAGGACTGTCTTTTGAGGTTTGGTCTTTGGCTTTTTCGTTGCGATCTTCGAGTACAGCGGAGTGACATAACCCCTGATGTACCTGCCGTTGACCTGCAAAGTCCTGCGCTTGACCATATCCGAGTAGTTGCCCTCGATAACTGTTATGGTGTTGCCACTTACTTTTTCGACGATCCCGACATGATCAGCACCGCCTTTATCGTCTCCGTAGCCTGTGTCCTGCCAGTCATAGAGTACCATTTCGCCCTTCTTTGGCTTGTAGGCATCGTTCTCGACCCAACATCCCATTTCCTTTGCGTGGCGAATCATGTTGTCGCAGTTCGCTGACATCGGTGCAACTTTCTTTGCATCGGCTGCGCCCAGAGCTTCTATAAGAACTTCTGTGGCGAAAGCGGCGCACCAAGCAGCTGAATACGTCATTTTCCATCCGTCTGGCTTGACTGTGTTGAACAGATCTATTATCGCATGATGTTCAGCCGAGCCTTCCTTACACCCGAGGTGTCTTTTAGCGGTAGCGACTACCTTATTCCTGATTTCCGTTATCGTCATCAAGGTCACCCCCTATACTTGCCATGACAGGCGATAAAATAGCCATTACCAAAGCGACTATGACCGCCTTGTACGGCTCTGCTATGTGACCGCCTACAAGTACATCGGCATTGGCGATAATGACACCGATGATACCCTGAACGATAGTCCGCAGTAAGCGGAACAAAGGTGTGTTACTCGTTAAGAATGTATTCATTTTCTCATATCCTCCAACTGTTCTGACATTTCGTCTATTTTGCGCCACTGCGCTTTATTTGTCTGTTCCTCGACTACCATACGTTCAACAAGGTTGTTGTGTTTCTCGACCTTCTTTTCGAGTTGGTCTATCCTGTATAGTGTCTTGCTGTTCTGTGCCCAAGCGACTACGACATTCGATACTATCGCCAAGCCGCCTGTTATAAACGCTATCAATATGCCTTCTGTCATTGTCTTATCCTCTGTATACGAACCTCATATGTACTGCTACATTTGTTGCGTTTCCTGATGTTGCCTTCCATACCATACAGTTACCGCCTGTGGTGGATGTCGCATTGAGCACCACCCCGAAATAGTCCGAGGCACTCGATGCCTGTATCCACCCATGACATTCTGTCGGTGTGCTTGAAAATATCCCACTCGGAATAGTGAAAGCCGTAGCACTCGACCTATACGAACTGCCCCTCTGTGAAAACGTGAGCGAAGAGAACGTATACCACCCCTCACATTCCACTCTGCCTGATGCCCATTTTATGTACTTCCAGTTTCCTGATGTGCCCCTTGAGATTACATAGTCTGTGAGTTTGTTCGCTCCGATATATACATCGCCGCCTTCTAAATATATACCGTTGATGTTTGCTCTTATGGTTTTACTCCCCGCCTGTATCCCGACGGCGGGAGAGTTTTCCCATGCGGTCAAGTCGAGACTCGCTTTATCTCCGTTCTCATTTCTTGCGTAAAAACTTATCGTCGTATCGTCAAGATTGCTTCCGGCATATAGCGCCGTAATTCTCCCATGATTATTTTCCAATAAGTCGAGTACCGTACGCCCGAGTTGATCGACGTAAAAAGTCGCGAGTTCGTTGAGTCCGTCTCTGACCGCGACTCCGTTCGACCTTGCGAGCAAGTTACCGCCACCATTAGATGGGTCTAAATCCCAGGTGTCTTTATCCACTTCGGTGATGTGTGCGCCGGTGTCCAAGCCTGTGGACTGAAACCAGAAGTGTTGCTCTGTGTTGTTCGCTACTGAATATGCCTGATTCGCTATATTTGCGACTTCATCTAAAGAGGCTCGCCAAGGTGTCGCCAAGGCTCCGCCCTCTATCTTCAGGTTGGCAATATCCAAGGTCTCCCCTGCCCCCATGTTGGACAGGTCGAATAAGACCACCTGTGAGGATACCGCTACTTCGTTTCCGCAGTTCGCAGTCGACTTATTGAATACCCATAAGCCGTCAGCGGTCTCTTCGGGTACTGGTATAAGTTCAGGCTCTATCGTTCCGAAGTCTATCTGTATATTCGTTCCGTCATCGTCTGATACCATGACAGGCATTTCAAATACAGTCGACATGTTGATGTCAGCTGACAACGTGAACGAGTTGTCGTCGGTCAGTTCCGCCAGTTTATCCCTTAATGCCGAGGCATCGAATGCGATGTAGTTCGACCCTGCTGTATTACATACGACATGCAGATAGTTTATGACATCGGCGGTGTCGTTATAGATGGTGCCGGACTGCGCTGATATAGTGAGCCCTGCCGATGCTGTCCAGTTGTTGGTGCCCTGATTCGTTCCGATAAGTTCGTTCGGGTTGCCTGTGGACATGTCTGTATCGTCTTGCGATGCCTGAATGTTGTCGTTGTTTACGATCGTCTGTGCCTGTGCGTTGTTCGCCTGTTGATTAGCCAGTATCGTGGCATTCTCCACGTTGATAGCCTCGTCGGTGCCGTTATCCGCTCCCGATATGTCGCCTATAAGCATCCAGTTATATGACCTCGGCTCTGTCGATTCCGTCGATGAATTGTCCGAGTATGTTCCGCAGTATGTGGCATCGGCAAATTCCACAAGCGAGAAATCATCGCCACGATCAGATGTCGCCCATGCACAATGCAGATATATACCATTGAGTGACTGTATGACCATATCTCACCTCTATACGAATGCTATCCAGTAAACGTAAGTGTTCACCGCCGTAGTACGATAAAAGTATACTGTAAACCCTGTTGTCGATACGTTCGATACCGATACCGAACAGGCTGCAGGATACGCACTCAGCGGAGTGACCACGATCTTCGGCAGTTTGGTGAATGCCTTCGGGAACGTGACTGTCGCCGTTACTGTTGTTTTGGCTGTGTTTACCTTCATCTGCACACTACCGCTCTGCAGGTTCTTGAAGTGCACGTTATTGTTCGCATCTATATCCAAAGCACTCGTGTACGGCGCTAAAGCATTGTCTATCATGTCCTGTATTATAGTGTTCAGGTTAGTTGCGTTTAATGGTGTGCCCTCTTCCGTTACTGTGCCTTCCGAACGTGTCACATCGTACTCGTCAGGATTTCCTGTGGCTGTGAGTGTTATCCTGCCCGGATACTCTACTACCCTATCTACAAATGCCATCTTATACTCCTCTTACATAGTTATCAGCGACTTCAGCTGCGAACAGGTTGTCACCTGCGTATATGTTCGCCACTGACTGCGCATTGTTAAGTTGTATCCTGTCATATATCGCCTGAATCATCGATTCCACTTCGTTGATCGTGTCGGCAGTCATAAGGGAACCCGGAAGAGACCCCCCTACTCCCGATACGGATAATAAGACTTGGAGCGCCTTGATCATGTCGCTCCAGTCATTCGTGGTCAGTATGTCGTTGTGCGTGTATGTCGGCAAAGCGGCCGCAGGATATAACGCATTGATGTTGTCGTTAATCCTGTTCATATCGGTGTATGTGAAGTTGTTGCCGTTACTCCATTCTGTGTATGTGTAAGTCCATGCCATCATATCACCCCTACTCTGTACGTTATCTCGGCTGTCGTACCGCCATTTTCGTGCTTGAGATTAATAGTTTCTATGGTGCACGTCTCTGTGGTACCATCGAGCCGATGGAAATCGAATACGTCTCTCGGCTGCATCTTCGGATGACCCTTCCATGTGAACGAGCCTGTCGCATTCGAGATATTGAACAGCCTTGAATAGTTCGGATAAAGCAAAGTGGTGCCCTGATAACACTTACCTAAAGCAAGTGGGTCAACGACCTCTGTCACCCCAGGTCTCGCTATCGTCACCGCTCTGTTGTCCATCGTTACTGTTACAGTCTTACCATAGAGGTTAGGCTGATACTTGTATTCCATGAAGTTGCCGATGATGTTGCCTAACTCACCGCTTGGCTTTTTCCACTTGACTGTGGTCTTGTTCGGTGTCCACTTGACACTGTCCAAGGTCTGCCAGTCGAAGCTGTCGTTCCTCTTATAAGATACTCCGTACTGCCAGTGCCATTCAGGGTACGAGAAATTGCGTATCTGCGCCACGTTCTTCTTGATGTTGATGTCCGCTTCTATCAGTTCCCATGTGGTGCCCTTTGTTACTGTGTTGGACACTCCAAAATCGTTCTCGGAGTCGGTCGTTATCTTCGCCACGTTCCTTGTATAGAACCTCTTAACGTCTCCGCAGTCCTCTTCGTAGATATCCCACTTCTTCGTAGGCTTTGTCCACGTTATTTTAGGTATACCTGCATCGACGAAGGTCGGCCAGAACGTACCTACATGCGACATATTCATGATGTCAGCGACGTAATCCCTTCTCGGTGCCTGTTGCAGTACCATGTTCCTTTGCGTGGTGCCTGCACCCGACTCCGAAGGCGGTGCCTGAACATATACAGGCTTTATACCTGCGTTTTGGATGATGTTCCTGAAGAACAGATATAAGTTTTTCCATCCGTTTTTAGGCAGCGTGTCTAATCTCTGTAAGGCGACATCCTTTGCGTTCTCGAACTTGTGGCTTTGGTCCTCGCCTCGTATCGTCATGACGTTGTTCTCCATCGTCACCTGTTCGGACAGATAGAAGTTCCTCGTTTCCGAGTAGTCTCCTGAATATCCCGAGTAGTACCATATAGGTACATCGTCGCCGATATTAGCAACTGCACTACTGATATCTGCCGGCCAGTATGCCTCTATCTCTATCCCAGACACTTGCCATGTCGGACCGATGATAGACAGATCTGACCGCAGATCCAAGTTGACGGAAATGAGATCGTCGTTCGTGAAGTTCAAGACTACACCTGCTATGATCGAGGCTATCTCGATACGATCATCGGGATCGTCGGATGCCACCGTCAAAGTGACACTCGTATTATTTACAGGCACGACCGTTATCCGTCGAGCATCGTATGGTACACCGTTGGCGGTTATCGTTCCTGTTCCAGATGTCACTGCTATCGTGAGCGCTGCAATAGAACTCAAAGCAGTGACCGTTACTGTGAACGTGCCGCCTATATCCGACCTGATACCGAGTTTCCCGATACCAAGCGAGGCTGTATCATCGCCGTCATATAACTGACATGAGCCATCCAATGGGAACCCTGCCCCTGAAAAGTCAGCCAGGTGTCGCATATCCCACTCGGAATTGTAAAGCGAAGTCGCTATGTTATTATCGTCGAGTTTCACCGCTCCCGATATGGAATATGTCAGCGTATCGGTTGTCCTGTATGTCAGTCCGCAATAGACTTCCATCGCAGACCGTATTGATTTTAGATTCTCACTGTTAATGGACATCGATAAACCTCACATCCATGCTTACGTTCCGCCACCATGTTTTACCTCTCACAGAGTAGCGGTGTCTCAATGCTACTACCGACGTTCTTATAATATTTTCGGTGTGTGTACCATCCATATCGTCGAACGTCAGAGTGTCACCTGATGTTATCCCGAGCAGTATATTGACATCGTCTTGAGATAACGCATCCCATGACAATGTCATATCTGCGTACTTCCAACCTATCCTGTCAGCCTTTATTGCACCTGTGCATGTGGTGTACTCACCTGCGTACACATCCTCATGCTGTGGCTGAAAGTCTGCCGGCTTCCTGACCGCATCGGTAATATTGAAATATATATAATCTTCAACTGCCATTATTTCATACCTCTTCTTTTACCGGTGTCGTACATCTTGACTGTCTGTTCCATCATCTTCGGTCCGCTCGGATACAGATAGACATCGAGTTGGATATCTCCGCCGTATCCTGAAGCACCTGCCATGACAGTGCCGACACCGCCTACGATAGAGTCAGCCATCATTTCCATCTGTGACCAGAACGGAGTCAGCGGTACTATCGCTTCACTTCCTGCTTCACCGCCACCGAATAACGTCGGTCTCTTCATGATACCGCCCTTGGCATACCATTCGATTCCGACAGTTGGTTTCTTACCTTTTCCGCCGATACCCCAAGGTATCTTACCGCCACTGATTTTGAAGTGCGGTAACTTTATCCCCGAGAATATCTTGCCGAGTTTCAGTGGGAAGAAACCCTTTATCTTGTCGATAGCGCCCTTCACCAATTCTTTGGCTTTCGTTATAGGCTCGGTTATCTTTTCCTTTATGGATGTAAAGACTTCCGATACCTTGGCTTTAAGACCGCTGAATGATAACTTCTCCTTGACCTTGTCAGCGAATGCCTTGACTACTCCGCCGATACGTTTCAAAGTCGCACCGAACACACTGAACACCTTGCCTATCGCCCTGATAGCAGGTGCTAATATAGTGCCAAGTATCTGCGCTCCGAGTTTTAACAGTCTCCAGATCGTCTGTATTATCGGTTTTATGACGTTGAACGCACCGACAAGTACGGTCTTGAGTGCTGTCGCTAACGAGTGGACCGCATTACGGAACGTCTCCGATTTCTTGTAAGCCAGTACCAATACCGCTATCACTCCGGCTACTCCTGCGACGATGATACCTATCGGTCCTGCGAATGCCGCTAACATCGGAAGCATAGAACCTACCGCCGACATTATTCCGCCTATGATCATCAGGAGTGGTCCGCCGACCGCCAGTAATCCTGTTATGCCCAAAACTATCTTCGCTATAATAGGATTAGCTTGCATGAAGGCGACTAACCTCTCGATAGCCGGTACGATCTTCGCAGATACCCATTCAGCCACCTTGGATAGTGCCGGTGCTAATGCTGCGCCTACACCTTCCGCCATGTCTCCGAGCGAGTTCTTCATCTGCTGAATCTTGCCGAGCGGTGTCTTTGCCATTTCCTTGTTCATGTTACCGACGTTCTCGTTTATGACCTTCGCTAACATGGCCGCCTTTTCTTCCTCGGTACCATACTTGAGGACTTTCGCCTGTGCATCTGTAAAGGATATACCTACCCTCTTCAGGGCACCTGTCTGTCCTTGCATGGCTTTGCCGAACAAGTTGGCTATATTGACTGCATCGCCTGACGTGGAATTGAGTCCGTTCTGCTGAACGAGTAAGTCGTTCATGGCCGGCATGAGTGCTTCGACTGTGCTCGGGTACTTGGCGAACGTCGCTAACTGCTGTGCGCCTGATAATGCGACTTCGTCACCGACTACACCTTCTTTTTGGAGTGCGGCGGCGAGGTCTTTCGTCTGCTTGACTGCCTTCTTGCCTACTCCGAGCCTTGTCTTATAGATCTCCGTCAGTTTGGTCTCGGCTTCCATCTGTACCTGATACGAGCCTAAAGCCTTTTTGATACCGGCTATTATAGGTACCGATACCGCAGTGGCTATCGCTCCGGCTTTGATGAAGCTGCTGCCCATTTTCGACAGAGTTCCGCCCATGCTCTTGGCTACACTTCGACCTGCCATCGTGCCGGCACTCGATGATTCTCCGCTTATCGCCGATGTTATCGAGCCTTTTATCCCTTGCGCTGATGGGATTATCTGCACATAGGCTTTAGCTAATTCAGTTGCCATTTATCTTCTCCAATATCTGTTTACGTTTCAGTTCAAAGTCTGTCGAGGTCTGGAATGTCATTTCGTCGTTGTCTCTGACTAATAACTTCTTGGTCAGCAGTTCAGGCTTCTGACCTTTTCCATCCCATCCGAGCATACTCAATTTGTCGCTGATACCTGCGAGTATCAACGTCTCGTTGTTTTCTAACTGTCCTGATAATGCCTGTATACACCTACTGTCACTCCTTAAACCGGACACAAGGATACCGAGTAGGCGGCCCGGTACCCTCTTGTAATCGAATATGTGATACGTTTCCGCAAGGTCACATATCAGGTCTGATTTATGCTCGATCAGTAATCCGGTAAGGAAGATCAGTTTTTTCCTTCGTCTCCTAAACTTTCAATGAGTTCAGTAAACAATTCGACAGCCTTTTCGACCGGAACACGATTATCCTCGTTACGAATCGAGTCATAGAAGCTCTTCTTCTGCTCTTTGCCGAGGACCATAGTAATGACCTTCGACACCTTTAATGGGTCATCGCCCTGCGACTGCTCCATAGCATCTATAAGCTCCATATCGTCGAGTACGTTCTCGTCTATCTCGTATTCAAAGCCGTTTGATAACTTCCCTTTTTTCATTCTTCTACCTCCTACTGTTTGATGATGTACTCGTAGTGAGTGTTACCGCTTGCATCAGGATAAGCAGTCAGTGTGATCTCATATCCTACCGCTTCATCGTCGGTGTATGTGATCTCGCCGATCTCTGTTATCTTGGCATCAGGTATAACTATCCTCTTGAGCGCTCCATCTCTCAATACCATCTCGAAGCACCATATAGCCTCGTCAGCCTCGTCTCCGTTAGCGCTGACAGTTATCCCTGTCGCCAGTGTCCCTGTTACGTTGCCCGAGCCGTATACTGCTGATAAGACATTGACATCAAGTACCTCGATCAGTGTCACCTGGAATGTATCGTTTTTCTCGGTCTGAAGCGATAATACTGTGTCACCGCCCCATGCTTTGATATCATCCGATTCCGGAGTGTTTTCGTTTACTACTCCATCTTCCGAAGCATAGCCGAGGTTTACGAAAGCGGCATCAAGCGCTGTCGTGGCATCAGTAGGAAGTGTGCTATTCAGAGGTGCACGATATACACCGCCTGATACTGCCGGTTTGCCGGCTGTTACGTTAGTTACTCCCATGTTCTACCTCCTAATAGTGAGTAATGTTGAACACCGCCTGATAGCGTGGCTGCTTCGTGGCGGTGTTCGTGTAATTATAATCGCTCTGTAATCTGCAACTTGCGATCTCATCCAGTGTGACGATGTCAAGCATCGCCTCTTTCACTGCTTCATTCAGCTGCGCTGCCGAGTACAGATCTGGAGCATATGACTGTATTGCTACATTGGCAGAGTGTATCCTGTTCTCGGCACTGCTGCCGGTCTTTTCGACTATGATATAGGTATCCGGTTTCGTTTCCGGTCTCATGGCATAGACATCAGGTAATCCCTCGATGTTGCCAAGGTATGAAATTATAATCTGTTCTATGATCATCCTATCACCTTCACTAATGTATTGTTCTCGTAGTTGTCGTGAGCCGCTTCCTTCGTGTCGGGGTATACGTTACATGCAGAACGTTCAGGGAAATCGTAAACACGATAATTGTATCCCGGGCCTGCTTGAGCAGCCTTCTGCGCTCCGAGTTGCCCGAGGATACTCTTCATTTCCTCGCTCTTGAGCATTGTTTGTATTCCCTTTTCGTTCAGCACGACTTTGACACTCTTATTCATAGACCTCGACCGTCACTTTCTTGTTCCAAAGCAGTGGGATGTTGTCCTCTATGCCTTCCTGTGGGATACCAAATGAATGGAAGTCCTTACCGAAGAATGTTATCTTCGAGTCCTCCCATTCGTGGGTATCGCCTTTAGGAATAGCCAGAGTGTATACTGCTTTCTTCCCATAGAGATTAGTCAGTTCGAGGTTTTCCTGATTAGTGGTCGGATATACGAGAACATTCGACACTTGGACAGGTGTTTCTGTGTAGATAGCTTGATTAAAAGCATCTGTGCCTGTCTGTGTCTTAACATATAAAGTTACTTCGATACCTGTTATATTTGCCATGTCTCCATCACTCCGTATTTCTGTCTGCGGATACCTAATATCTTCTTCTCATTTCTCATGAGCGACATCGCCACTCCACCACCCGGTACTGCGTAGGTGCCTGACCATGTATATCCGAGTGCGCCCTGTGATTCCTGTGACATAGGTTCGCCGGTACCAGACTGTCTGAAGGCTCTGACAGTAACATCGACTGTTACCATCTTCACTACTTCGCCATAATTGGAATCGTCTGCTATCATCTGGTCGATATCCATGTCCACCTTGCGCCCTTCGTTACGAATAAGCGCTGATACAAGGCCTAATAACTCTTCTATCCTGTCCTGCTCCGCAGCAGTGTATGTGTTGCCGGTGATGGCCATAACGTCTGCCAATGTTGCGTAGTCAGTCATTTATAACCTCCGATTATTTGTTTACAATGCAGAAAGCATTAGGGTCAAGCACTGCCCATCCGATGTAAGCTTCTGCTCTTAAGCATACTTCGTTGTACTGCTTGAGGTCGTGGCCTGAACCATCAGGATCGCCGTATTCGATAACTTCAAGCGGAATGTCAGCAGCGTAACCCCATCTGAAAGCGTTCTCGAAGTCGCCTACGATAACATTATCCTCCTTAGCCTGTCCTGTGTACTGTACAGCTACAGTGCTGTTGACATCTGATGCCATGCCATAGAAGGAATCAGGGTTCTGTCCGAACTTGAACTCAGGATACAGAGGCATGCCGTTAGCATTGAGCGCTGCAAGTGCCTGACCTGCTGCCGGTGATAAAGCGATACCATTGACATCACCAGTGGTAGTGGTAGCGATAGCACCCTCGATAGCCGCGGCTATGTCGTTGTAGTTTGAAATATCCAGTGCTGTAACGAGTCCGTCGAATGAGTTCGTGCTCTGGAACGAAGCCGGAGTACCGGTTTTAGGGTCACATCCGTGCATAGCAGCGATATCGAAACCTCTTGCGATCTTTCTTCCAAAACCTTCAGCGAATGCTTCGAGGTACTGGAGTTTAGTTTCGTCTCCGCTTCTTACAAATTCATCGGATACTCTCTGCTGATAAACGAGTTTTACAGGCTTGATAACCTTTGGAGTAACTGTCGCATCTCCGGCCGGCTTCGCATCGCCTTCGCCAACGAGTGCTGCTTCTCCTGCTGCGCTGAATACAAATTCAGTCGCTCCTGTGAAAGCCATCGGCTTTTCTGCTGATAATTTTGCGAGTGCTGACTTTCCTCTTACTGAATCAAACATTTCCTTGACGAGTTCAGTAGGGAAAGAAGTTCCTGCTGTAATAGTTGCCATTGTTTCTATCTCCTCTCGATATTTTTTAATAAGTTCTGCATGGCCGCTTTGTGAGGGTCTCCCGAGTCTACCGGTTCAGCTCCTCCCATCGGCGCTACAGTTTTTGGCTTGATGAATCCGACCATGTTCTGGGCATCCGCCCTGATAGCCTCTTCATCGTCGCCTGATAACTTGTCAGCCAATTCGTAAGGTAATCCGACTTCATGTGCGATGCGTGTTTTTACCGAGGCCATCTCGTACTGCTTTATCCTCGCCTGAAGTTCTGTCAGAGTGCTCTCGCTCCCTGTGATCGTCTCCTCTTTGGCTTTTAACTGTGATGTCAGTTCAGTTATCTGTCTCTCGTAGTCCGCATTCGCTTTTTTAAGGTCCTCATAATCCGCATATTTCTTGTCTGCGTTCTTCTCTGCCCTTGCGATACGTTCTCCGATAAGCGCATCTAACTGTTCCTGTGTTTCAATAGGTTTAAATTCCATTTTGTAACCTCCCCATTTAACCGGATGGTATCCGTAATAATAAAAACAGCCGTTAGGCTGCTTAATAACTGAATGTTTGCTTCCGTTTCTCCTTTGCTTCAAGACATAGCCAGTGTGATATGACTACACTTTCAAGTAATGATATGTCGGCTTCGTTCAACTGTGACTTGTAGCCGAATCCACCGCCTCCGCCAATGGCTCTGTGCTCGCAGTTCGTGACCGCCTGTGTCAGAGCCGGCTGACCCATGTGTACCAACGTGCCCTGTGCCAGACTTTGCTCGAATAGTGCGCTCGCCTGGGTCACATCTCCGTACTTCATGAGCACCGGTAGAGGTTTCATGTGTGCCTTGGTCATGGCTTCGTTCAGCATGGTCTTACCCGGATCGCCGTCGACCGCTATGCCTTGGATATCGGCAGTGTTCAAAAACTCCAAAATCCACGCTAAACCCTCTCGGGTAGGTCGACAGTCTATGACCTCGATAAAAACCTTGCTATCGGTCGTTTTGACCGCCACAGACATGGTTACGTTGCTCGAATCATGCCCGAACTTTATACCGACGAACAGTTTGCCCTTAAGGTCAGGTAAGGTATCGACTTGCACCGCTTCCCATTCGTTCCGAGATATGGCTGATTTTTGGTTATATTTCAGCCACAGTCCTAACCTTTGGATGTTGAAGTCGGTGTTATCTTCTCCTATCTCCGCCCTGATGGTACGTTCCTTAAGTATGGTGCCGAGCGATGGGTTCGTCTGATACCACAGATCTGTATCATTTGGGTCTGACATTTCATCGACCGACCATTCCGCCCATCCGCTCTCGAATCCTCCGCCCTGTAACACTGTTTCCCTGTACTTCGGGAACACCGTACCTGCGGAGATCGCCGTCGGAGGTGTGCCGAGCATTATCGTCTGTGGATTCGGTGAGTCTGATATGACATACTTGAGCGAAGTCTCCTGATCAGGTGTGTATTCCTGTGCTTCGTCGACTATAAGTAAGTCGTAGCCTTCGCCCAGACCGCCTGTCGATGTTCTGGTACGGAACTCTATCACTCCATCGTTGATCGTGTATAGATGCTCTTTACCAAATGCCCTGAAAGATGATGTCACGTTGATATCCGCCTTGACACATAAGCGCTCTAATCGTTCCCACATGGAGTGTGAAGTAGTCGCCCTGTGCGCTGTGTAGATTATCCGCTCGCCGTTTTTAAGACCCCACAGACACCGCATCATGACACATTCAGATTTTCCGTTTCTTCTTGGTACTGAATAACCGAACTTCTGATGAACCCACAGTCCATCTTCACTCGTTGCCATGATGTCGTAAAGTAATGCCTGTTGCCATTCCAATACATCACGTTCTGTCTTGTTGTATAGGTCTATCGCTTCACCTGCCTTTGAATTGAGATACGGAAGTATTACGGATACCGACGGCGACTGCCTGCCAATATCCATATAACATCCTCCTATCTATCAAAACCCTTAAGGTTATGACCTACTGCATTTCCCATGTGTTCGTGGTCCAGTCTGTCTGCCTGTTCGTGCCCTTTTCGGTGTAGACCTCGATGGTACATCCGCACCCCGGGTGACGTTCAAACACTCCGTTCTCCCGAGCCTCGGAATAATCCCATGTGCCGGCTCTCTGCAGACACCATTCGCAGGTATCTTTGCCGTTATGGAGTCCGACATCGTCATACTGCCTGACTACCATCTCTTTTAACCCCAGGTCCTCACGCAGCTGCGCATTCGCCTTCTGGAAATCATCGTAGAACTTCCTGTTGGCCGCTATGACAGGGTCAGTCAAAGCATTGTCGAGTTCAGGTTGTGTCAGCGAGTTCACCGCAAAGTTCATCACTTGGTCTATCCTGACTTCCGGACCTTGACCACGCAGTATCCTTACGGCGATATTCGCTCGTTGGTCTGTTCCTGCTAACTGTATGCCGGCATACCTGTTTATGTTGCCATAGCACTGTTCCAGTAAAGGCTTTATCGTCTTTTCTGCGATGTTCCAATACAGTTTTTCGTCAGGCAGATCTGCGAGTATAAGATTCTTCTTGAGTGCATCGCTTGAATGAACACCGAACCTTTGTGTCAGTTTAGTGACATCAGACTGCGTGCCCTTATTGTTGGCTATCTTTTTAGCGAGCCGATTCAGTTCCTTATCTTCGGTTACACTTGCTCTGAAGTCAGCCATTATGTTCTCGTAGATTTCCGGTGCTACATCCATATCTATACCTCAAGTACGAAATCGTTGTCCGTTGTCGTTGTCTCTTCGGCAGCATCGATACCTGTCAGTTCTCTTAATGAATCCTTATTGAAGTATCCGTCTACTGCCTGATTTATCTTGATCGCTCCGTCGCCTATGACTGAAAGCATGCTCGAATCCGGCTCGAATATAGGCTCCCATGTCGCCCTGACTTCCGCCACCTGGGATCTCTTGTATCCGAAATCATCACGCACGCATGCTGCAAGGTATCCGGTGTTCAATAATGCGGTGCCGAAGTCTCTCTGCGCTTTACGAGCTATAAGGCGAAGTGATTCGTGGCTCGACTTGATCGCCTCTGCACTCGATGGATTCGCTGAAGGGAATCCTAAATCGTCCAACGTCAGTCCGCTCTCGCCTGCGAATAACCCTGCGAACATCCGCAACTGTTCAGTGTGCGGTGCCATGCTCTGCTGGCTGAACTGACCGACTGTCGGTTTACCGCCGTCTTCGTCTTTGTCTATTCTTAACAGTGATGATAACGTCGCCTTCCATGAGTCCATCCTCTCGGCATCCGCATCCATCCCGAGTATGTACTTCTGCGGATATGAATAGAACTCGCTTGCTATCTCTGACCTCTTCGCTGTCCTTACTGCCGAGTCTACTATCGACATGCTCGCCCTCGATATCCTCGAGTGTCCGAACGGTCTGGCCGCATCAGGTCTGTTGATCATCGGTACTAACAGTGGATAAGGCGCTTCATTACCGACCATGCTTTCGAGTCTGCCTTCCCTGAAGATATAAGTCGCTCCGGGTAACAGGTACGCTTCGACTATCGGTCTGTTGCTCGTATCCCATTCCAGAATCGCATAGCCTTCTTTCAGCATGTTCGTGACAGGGTCTATTATCCCTGTTGCGTGGTATCCGTCTATTACCTTCAACTGCGGATAACCGCTCTCGTCAGCTGTGATATAAATAAACGAGCACGACGATATCAGTGCCGATAGCATAGCCGAGTCTATAAGAATGTCCTTATTGTTCTGGTTGAAGATGTCGTTCATCTGATAGATGTCGTTCTTGAAATCCCTGAACACTAAACGATCAGCAAGCGAATCGACTGACCTTGCGCACCATCCCAGACATCCCATCCATAACCTCAAGTCAGGAGGTGACGAGATGCCGAAATCACGCACGAAGTTTTTCATCTCGTAATAGTCGTAGCGCAAGCGCACCCTCGACTGTTTCCTACGCAGTTTTGCCTTCAGGTAATCCATACCTTTATAAGTTGTTTCCATTTCCTACCCTTTCAAATATTCCTCTAATGGCTTGTTTCTCTTTCTTGCGTTGCATTTATAATGTGCCAGTCTGACGTTCGACCACTCATGCATACCACCATTGGATGTAGGCACTACATGGTCAATGGTTGGATAATTTGGACCGGTTATGCGGTTATCTCTATCGTACCAGTCGCATTTTTCACCACACAAATAACAAACGCCTGAGTCTCTTTCATACACAGCCTCTAGCGTAATGTCTCGGTCTATCACTTGCTCCTTCGGAATCCTTTTTATAATCTTTCTTGCATTGTCTAACTTCCGGCTACATCCATTACAGCATGTCCGTTGGTTAGGGTTGAATGTCTTGAAAGTGTTACCGCAGACCACACACTCTTTTTCATATTCTTGAGTGCCACGTTCCTTCCTTGACCTGTCTCGAGCATAGTTGGGATGCCGTTCCTTAAACCTCTCAACAGCCTCCGGATGGTCTCTAAAGTATTCCTTGTGATAGTTAGGGTGTTCCTCCCTCCATTTCTTTTGTCTTTGCTTTGTGGCGAGTTTCTTGCATTCATCTGAACAGTACTTTGCTTTTCCGTTACCAGTCCAGTACTCATTACCACATAGCTCGCATCGTTTTTTAATCCACATGATTCCTCCTTTCTCAAAAATAAAACATACAGTGTGAAAATATGTGCA